GGAACACCTAACATTGGCCTTTTGTCGAACCTATTTTTTTCAGCAAAAGGACCATTTACATGGTTATAATGAAGAAAGACTTGTCCGCAAACATCCCCTTCAAAAGGTTCTCTCCAATGCTCTAATTCACATCCACTATATACTAACATATCACCGACTTCAAGTAGAACTTTCGTGCCTTTTGGGGCATTGGGCTTATGTATGTTTTTATACTCATCTATGACGGTGTCAGCCCCCGTACCATCGATAAATATAGGCCATGGATCTCCACCAAGGTTTAATGTAGTGGATATTTCACAACTAGGTCTATCTTTATGACGCTTTAATATATCTCCTTTTTTATATAATCTAGCATAAGAATACGTAGGTATTAATTGTAGCCCTGTTTCTTTAGCCATAACGGGTAACATTTTAACTAATAAGGTTTCCATAACATTATCAGCATAATGAGAGTATGTATTAGGTACTTGTTTGTCTGTCCAAGTTCCTAATAACCCTGTATCATAGGTTATATTATTTTCATACATCCAAGCCACTGCATCTCTTTTAAGTAAAAAATAGTTAAATATAAAATTAGCTAACTCGTAGCTAAGTGCGCTTTTAATTACTTGATATTTATTAAAAGCCATCTTGGACAAAATTAAAACTTACTGATATTCTTGGTTCAGTAGATTGGTTAGGTTCTACGGTATGCCATAACCATGCCGGAAATATTATAGCTCTATTTTCTTGTGGTTGTAAATGAACTTCTCTCCATAAATGTTTAGGTGGTTCACCCTTTTTTCGAGTAGGCATACATGTTTGAATACCTGGTCTAGGATCATTACAAATTAAACGCCCACTATTTAGAGGGGTTTTTACATAATATACTCCACTAAATAAAGCATTAGGATGTACATGTGGCATATTATATCCACCGGGTGGATTTATATTAGCCCACATATTTCCTAACTTGGGCTTTCTATCTAAAAATTCTTCTTCAAATACTTGATGTACCACTCTAAATAATTCATCAACTAAAGGTTTATATTCTGGTTTATCTTGCATATGAGTTTCGCTGTGCCATCCGTTTCTATTTGTTTTTTTAACACCTTTATCTTCTTTAGACCATTGAATAATGTTTTGTGCCATTTGATTTGTATCTAATTTAAGATCTTCAGCGTATATAAGGGTTGGAAAAAATCCTTCTTTAATCATCTAAATGGTTTACCTCCAAACCAAACAACAAGAGATTGTCTAACACCTTTTGTTACTGGTTGTACTCTATGATTTAAAAAAGATGCAAATACTATAGCATGTCCTTGTTTTAATTCTGCAAATTTTCCAGGTGCCATAAGTTCTAAATGTCCTCCTTCAAACTCTGACGGGTCATTTAATAATAATGTCATAGATATTTTTCTCACCGGTGGTTCGTGAGTCATGTTTACATCACAATCCATATGCCAATCATAAAATCCTCCTTCAGGATATTCTGTAAACTGTGCATTTTCTGTAACTTGTATATCTCCAAATCCAAAATGATTTTCATTACATTTTTGTATAAAACTATTTAAGTCTCGATACATATGTCCCATTTCTTTAAATGGAATCCACGATATTGTTGTAACTCTTTTCTTTGTATCTGTTCCACCTCCAGGTTTACCCATACCAACTTGTGCTGTTTGTGGTGGTTGCTTTCTTCCAGATTCTATAATTTGTCTACATTGTTCAGGAGTAAATAATGGTGTGGTTGTTTGCACAATCCAACTTTTCCATTTTGGTTCTGTTATATGCATATTTTCGTACATTAACTTATTCCTCTATTTCTTATGGGGTCATATTTTACATCCATGTTTGCTGCTAATGTTCTTCTAAAACCTGGTCCATTAAAAGGATACACTGCATGTCTCATATCATATGGAAAGATATAAAAATCTCTTTCTTTAATTACTGGTTGATAATCTACATTTGCAAACTGACCACTAGCTGATCCCAATATCTGTAGTTTTCCGTTTTGTGGTGAGTCTGGAGATGAATATTCTACACCAAAACTTGGTGGTAATTTTAAAATCATTACACTAGATAAACCTGTAAATAATGTTCCTTGATGCACGTGTATTGGATTGTATTCATGTTCAAACATAGTATTAACCCACACAGAATTTAAATGCATTTCATATTCTTTTATTTTATTCCATTGTAAGTAATGATTAAATTTTTCATGAAACCATTGTAACACAGTTTGTGGTAAATGATTATGTCTAGTCATTTTAGAAGTATCTTGGCCACTATAAAATAAACTATGTTCTTTTTCAATCTTACCTACAAGTTGTTTATTAGCAGGTTTTAATTCAGAATATTTAGTCTCATAAATATTATTAATAATATGATATATATCTAAAGGCACTTCATATCTTAATACCGATTGACCTAAAAATACAAAATTAAAATTATTCTGATTTTGAACCCAAGTCATTAGTCAATTGCTCTTTCTTGTTATAAATCATTTCTCCTGATTTTTTTACTCTTTCTATTGTTTTTAATTGACCTAAAACATTAAATACTTCAGGCTGTGATGAACCCGATGTTAACGTTTCTGCTTTGTTTTTCATAATATGGTGATAAGACTCTAATTGGTGTCTATTAACATCTTGAGTATCAAACGATCCATCATCAAATTCTTTCTTTAATTTAGACCAAAGTTTAATTTCTCTCATACGATCTCTTGCAACTAATTGCATATTGGCTAAACCGTATCTTGCTTCGTCAAGATCAATTTGATATTTTGTCAGTTTATATTCGTCTTTTTCTGTTTCAATTTTTTTATCTAGCCATTTAACTTTAGCCTCTTGTCTTCTACACTCAAAAGATAAACTCATTAAATTTTCTAAGAAAACATTTTGTTCTCTAACACACTGCCAATACTTTGCAGCCTTTGTTGGATACTTCATATCTTGTAGAACAGACATTCTCATTTCTGTCTCCGTTCTAAAGACTTGTTTTTTAGTCCATGTGTCACGAAGCTCGGATGTCATAACTTTAAATTCTTTTACATCTTCCGGATCTAATAAATTATTTAAGCTTGGCGCTTCTTTTTCTATTAATGCATGTATATTACGTTTTTCTGTCATATTTATTCCTTTATATTAGCTGTATATTATATATTAATTTTAGCTAACTGTCAATGTTTTAGCTGCAACAGATTCTGTTGCTCCTGTAAATTCTTCTGTTGCGGCTGAATTAGGAGGAACCCATCCTCCAAATGCAATTGCGAGTGTGTTTGTACCTGCACCTCCCCCTGATAAAGCACCTCTTGCTGTTGCTAAACTTGGTCTAGTTGACCAAGATGATCCATCATATCCTAAAGTTTGAGCAGTTACTGAAGGTAATTGTCCTCCAAATACAAGACCTGCAGTTAGTGTTCCTGATGTTCCCTGTGCTTGTCTAGCAGAAGGTAAAGACGTT